GGGCGCATGGTGTCCAGGGTGTACCGCATCACCTGCCGAATAACGCGCATGGTGCCGGCGGCATTCCGGACCACGCTTACCAGGCGGTGTGCACCGGCGGGCAGCGACTGCTTTGTACCCTCGGCCAGGTCCAGCACTTCGTTTACGGAAAAGGCGGATGGCTGAACCTGAATGGCCGCCTGGTAAAACTGATTCAACCAGCCAACAAGCTCCACGTTCGTCCAGCGGGTACCGTCGGCCGTCACCTCCTGCAGGATCTGCCTCGCGTCATTGACGATACTTTCCACGGTGGCGACGGCCATCGGTTACACCTCCCGCATGTTGCGCTTTTTGGCCAGGGCGGCCGTGTACGGGTAGAGCCGTTTGGTGCGTGTGTTTTGTAGAAGCCTGCCTTCGTATTTCGGCGCTTCCGGGGCGGGCTCGGGTGTCGGCTCTGGATCGCTGGCACTTTCGTCGGCCTCGCTTGCTTCGTCACTCATGCCTGCGTCAGCGTCTCCGGCTTCAATGTCGCCGTGCTCATCCAGGTGGGCGTGCAGCTCTGCGCGCAGAATGTCCATGCTCTTGCGGCGGTCCAGCTCAACGGCCGGATCCAGTTCGCGCCCAATGGCCTCCAGCTTCTCTTTACTGCCAGCCTTATCAATGCGCGTGCGGATTTCCTCACTCATGGGGAAAGCTCCTTCATTGCAATCTGGGAAAGATTGCCGCCCCGAAGGGCGGCGTCAGGCGGATTAACCGCGCTCGGCGTACAGGTGACCGGCCGCTTTCGGGTCGATCATCTCGTAACCAAACACGTTCAGGCCGCGGATCAGCTTGCCGAAGTCTTGCGGGTTCGGCAGCGTCTCCATGTTGGTCATCTGGCTGGCGAAGGTCAGCGCCTTCTTGTGGCCAAACATGACGTTGGTGGCCTTGCGGGTGGTGGTTGCGTCAGTCACAACGCTCATACTGTTGGACACGTACACACTGAACCGGTCCAGCTGGCCTACCTTGCCGTTGCGGAACACGGAGTCGTTGTCGCCCATGGCGCTGGCGTCGCGCAGGTCAGACTTCTTCAGCATGCCGTTCATCCACGCGGGGAGGATGATGTAGCGCTGATCGTCCGGTACGTTCTGCTCGTCCAGCACGGAGCCGCAATCAACGATCACGTCCATGATGTTCGCCTTGGTGATGGCTACCGGCGCACCGGCTTTACCAAGGTTGTAGCTGCCAGACTTCACGCCAGCGGTTGCACCGGCGTTCTCGGCGGCCACATCGGCGTACACGTCACCCAGGATCTGAGTGTCGATGGCAATTTTCATCTGCTGACCGGCGTCATCAGACCAGTTGTCCATCAGCTTAATGTCCGCCTGGTAGGCGTCTACATCATTGACTTCGAAGGCGAAGTATTTCGCCTGGTCAATGTGCAGCTCCACCTTGTCGGAGGTGGGCTTTTCATAGCTCAGACCGCCGCCAATCTGGTAGTCGTTGATCACGATGGACGGGGTGGTGCGGATCTCTACAGTGTCGCCCTGGCCGCGAATTTCGCCTTCGTAATCGGTGTTGGCGATTTCCGCGAAACAAGTGCGGGCGTACAATTTTTCGCTACCTACACAGGTTGTAGGTTCGACTGTCGCTTCATCTTGTCGCGACCAACCCAGTTGCACGGCTTCTTCTGGATATCAAAGTTCACCGTCTTGATTAGGGTTGCCGCTTTCGATGTTGGGTCACTCAGTCTGTGCTGCTGCGCATTCAGGGCTTTTATGGCGTCGTTGACGGCTTTTCCATCGCGGAAGTTGCCGGCTTTGGCGCACCCTGACAGGAAGTAGGCTTGGCCCTTTTTGACGTACAGGTGCTTGGAGAAATACCCAAGAAACTGTTTCGCCTTGCTGGGCTGAGAAAGCTGAAGAGAATACTGAAAGTTGTCGCCATTCTGCCAAATCTTGCCGCCGAAGCATTTCTGTATTAGCTCGATGCCTGCGGTGTAGTTTGGCGCTGCCAATATGGCCAACCTAGGGTATGCGTAGCCAGTTTTACTGCAGACCTTTGCAGAGAAAGATCCATCGCCGTCTACATACCCTGCCAGCCATGCCCTGGGCGGGAAGTTCGGCAAAGTCTCAATGCCTTGGCGGCGAATGGCCTTTACCTGCTCCCGGAATGCCCGAACGTCCTCGTCAGTGCGGAGAATGTCCGAGCCTTTCACCAGGCTCAACAACTGTTCAGCATGATGCCCTTTCAGCACCATATATTTCTTCAGCCTTTCCATGGCCTTTCTGGCCGGGCCGCACCGCATTTGAAGCTCTAGGTGTCTTCCCTCGAACTTCTCCCTGATTGCGCCGCCAAATAGGCGTTGCGCGTAATCAAGGACATCACGGTATTCGGCTCGCTGCGCAATGGACAGTTCAAGATCGGGGCGTGCCCCTTTCCGCGCTCTCGCGCTTAGATGCCCGTCTGCGTCGATGAATCCGGCCAGATATTTTTCGTTCATGCCTAACCTTTATCCCTTCCGGGCGTTGGTTTGTATTTGCGCTTGCATCGGGTTACCTCTCGGTTCCCCGTTTTTCAGACCCAATATTTTCGCTGGCCAATTCAAACCAGCTTTCCACTCCATACCTGCGGGATAAAACCGCTGGCACTGGTGCTGGAATAGTCGGGATGGGCTGCGTCACGGGTTGGACCTGCCATGATGTTTTCTCCTTAACGAATCGGTAAACCCTGCAGGGTGCATCTCATCGGATGCGGCCTTCCTGCTGGGCCTTGAAAATGTCGGCTTCCAGTCGCTGGGCCTCGCCCCGGTCATACTTCCCCTGGGTCTTGTCCCGGTAGAAGCGGCTGATTTCGTCCCGCGTCCAGTAGCGCTGCCCCTGAGGGGTTTGTGTTGCACGACTGGTGTCTGGGTCGATCTGGTCGTCCGGGATGGGCGTTTGCCGTTGCGACTGCTTGATGTAGGCGTTGAACAGTTCTGCTACCTTGTCTGCGTCCAGTGCCTGCTGCGCATCGATCAGGCTTTGCTGTCGTTGCTTTCCGGTCTGAGGGTCAAACTGGGCCAGAAATTGATGGAAAGCGGGGTCCTGGTTCACGGTCATGTAGCTCGGGACAAGCTCCTTAAGGGCTGCCCAGAACGATGTTTCCGTTTGCAGTCGCTCTTTCTGCTCAAACTGGCTGACCTTACGCTCCAGCTCTTCAACCTTTGATCCGCTGCCATTGCTGGAGGCTGTCAATTTCCGGACAAAGCCAACCAGGTCTTCACCAAACTCCTGCTCAAAGTGTCGAATCTCTTCGTCGCTGAGGCCGGTGTTGGTGGCGTTCGATCCCTGACTGGATCCGGAGCTTTCAAGCTCCTCAATCTTGCGGTCTCGGTCTTTTACCTGGGTCTTCAGGTCGTTAACCTCTCTCTGCAGCGCGGGCACTTCGGCGTTGTACTTTCCCTCCAGCACGCGGAAGCGGTGTTCCCAGTAGCCTTCGGAGCGCTTGGGCTCTTCTTTCGGGGCTTCCTGGGAGCGCTCACCGTCGCTCTCGGTCGGGTTGGTAGGCTGCTCAGTGGCTGCGGATTGCAGATCAGATCCGGTTGCTTCAGGCGCATCTTTCGCCGGGTCCAGAGCTGGCTCTTTGTCAGGATTCTGGGCGGGTTCGAAGTGCTTGGCGGCGTTGTCCACCTGTTGCTGAACGGACTTTGGTAGTGACATATCAACTCCTATGGGGTGAGCCGGCACAGCCGGGGTTCACGATTCGGGGTCACGGATTCAGGCGCCATAGGCCTTACTGGCCCTGAGCGTTCGCCCACAAAAAAACCGCCTCGAGTGAAGCGGCTTGCTTGTGAGGCCTGGAGTGCCAGGCGGTTACTTCTCGTAGCGGTTTCGAACTACATCGTTAGCCTGGGTCAGGGTATCGAGGAGCTTGGCCGTTAACCGGGCCTCGCCCTGAAGCCGCAAAAGCTGGTTGTGCTCCGGTACCCGCTCCAGCTGGTCGCGCTGGTGTTCCCGCTCCCGGCGCAGCCAGTCCAAAAGCTTGCTGCCCTCCGGGGATCTGGCGATTCTGGCGAAGGCCTTCCATTCCTGCTCTTTCTCGATCTCGTCCAAAGCCTGGCTCCGGTTGCTGCATCATGTTGAAGATCTCCACCAGAAGCTTCCGGGCCTCCAGCGGGGTGAGGGTTCGCGTGCGCTCGGTTTCGGTCTGGGTTTCTTGTGTCTCAGCTTGAGTCTTGGCTGCCTTCGCTGCTCGCTCTTCTGCCGAGGCCGCCTTGTCCTGGATCTCAGCCTGCTTCACGGCCTGCTCAAGCTGCTGCATGGCCTGACTGGCCTGACTCTGCTCCGCCAGGTTCTGCTGCATCCTCTCCTCGGTTGGGATCAGGCCCGGCATATCCAGTCGTTCGGCTACCGCTTCCAGAAGATCACGGCGGCCAGCCTGGCCAAGGATTGCCATGTCGAACTCGTTGGCGGTCATGCCGAGGAACTGCGTTCTCATCTGGTGGGTTTGCTCGCGAATTAGCATGGCGCTGGAGCCACGAGGCACAACCCCACAATCACCCTTAATGCTTTGATCTTCGCTGTACTGCATGTTGTGCAGCCAGAGGGCTTCGATAACCCGGCGGATCACGCCCCGGTCGATATGCCGGATTGCGTCCTTGATGCCCTTGTTGGCGCTCTCCATCAGCATGGACAGGCCGGTAGCTGTCTGTCCGGCACCGCCAATCGCTTCGTTGCCGTAGGCATAGCGCGGAATGTTGGTGGCATCGTCCGCTTTAACCTCAAACTGCTCGTAAACCGCCAGAAGCTCGGAAGCGTTGCTGTTTGGCTGGTAGAACCGCACCGCCGGGTTGTTGCCGGTCACGTTGGAATCACGGGTTCGCCAGACTTTCCACGGGTATATGTCGGTCGGGTCTTCGCTGGGGTCCAGTCGATCCTCGTACACTTCCACCTGAGGACCGGAGGAAATCGCCAGGTTGTTGGCAAGGGAGCGCGCAGTTGCGTTGCACATGTCCTGAATGTCGGCCATCAGCTCCGGGATGCCGATACCCCAGAAGGAGCCCGGCACGGGCTGGAAGCTGGCCTTGTGGTACGGTCGGCGCTCCAGAGGGTCGCGGTTGATCTTCACGCGGATAACGTGCTGGCCGATCAGCGTGGCTTCAACTTCGTACTCTGCCAGCGGGTCTTCAATGTCGTCCGGATTCACGCCCCACTGCAGTAACTGCGTACCCTGGGCGCCACCGCAGTACACCAGTGCGTCGATGGTTTGGCCCTTGGTCAGCCACTCATGGCCCCGGCCTTCCAGGTTGGCGCGTTCGCCGTCTGTCCACAGCCAGTCCCGAAGCCCGCTTTGACCGTGCTCCTTCAGAACCCGCTCGATTGCTTCCCGGCTGTAGGACGGCACGCCAATGAGCTTCTGCAGGCCGCCACGGGTGAAGCGATCCCGCTCGATGATATAGGCGCCATCGTCGATACTGGTGGCGTCCGGGCTGGGATACATGTCGAACGGGCTGACCTGGTACCACTCTGGCCGGATTTCGGTGGTCTTTATCGGTCTCCAGCCCTCCTGCCAGGACAGTGCAGACACCCTGCGAAGGCTGTGGCCACGGATAAAGGCCGCCGGGTAGGTTGCGAAGTCGTCGATGAACG